GGCCAAGAAGCACTGATTGATAATTTAGTAGCGTTTGGTGAGTTAAAACTTAATCATGTTAATATAAAAAATAATTCTGAAGCTATGGCAGCTTATGGTATAGCAATGACTGCTGGTGGTGCTGGTAAAGCATTGGGTGCTATAGGTGTGCTCACAGAAGGCGTTTTTGGTGGGCTTGGTAAATTACTTGGTGCTACACCCCCTGTAGATAGCATGATTGAATTCTCAAAAGTAGTTGTCGATAAAGAAGCAATTCAAAATAATTCAGAAGCAATGATGGCATATCTGGGTGCAGTAACACTTGGCACTGGTGCTTCTGTTATGAGTGCTGTCGGATCATTTGCGGGTGCTGCGAGTAGTATATTTGATGGTGTAAGTAAATTTTTTGGTGGCAGAGGATTTTTAGATACTACGATAGAGAATCTGCAAAAACTATCTGCAACAACAGGTATTGATAAAGGTAAGATCGTAAATATATCAGAAGCAATGGTAGCATATCTAGGTGTGCAAACATTGGGTGCTGGTGCTTCTGTTATGGGTGCAGTAGCAAGTCTTGGTACTGCTGCTGAATCATTTGCTGATGGTTTCAGTAAAATGTTAGGTGGTAAAGATCAATTAGATACTCAAATTGAAGGTATGCAGAAATTATCTGCAGCAACAGGTATTGATGGAAATAAAATAGATATTAATGCAAAAGCCATGATTGTATATGCAAAAGCTATGGCAGGAGCTGCTAAAGCAGGTCTAGGTGGTGCCGTAGGTAGTATAGGAAATCTTGTTAGTGGTATAGCTGACAGTATTGGTGGTTTATTTGGTATTAAAAAAGCAAACCCATTAGAAAATTTAAAGGAATTTGCAAAAATTGTTATTACACCAAAAGAAGTGACTCAAATAGAAGCAAATGCAAAGGGGTTAGAAGCATATTCCTCTGCAATGATAACATTAAGTGAAATGACTATAAAAGAATCTTTTGGTAAAACTCTAACAAATATTATAAGTGGTATTGGAAATCTATTCGGTAGTGGTGAAAACGATCCAATGGCAAACTTGAAAAATTTTGCTGGATTAAATATTGATGATGATGCTATTAAAAAAGATGTAAACTCATTAATTATGTTAAGTACTGAATTAGAAAAAGGGTCAGAAGCAATTGACAATATATCAACAAGTTTAGATAAAATTTCTGATCTAAAATTCAGTGGTAATATAAAAATGAAAAATTTTGCTAAAAATTTATTAGAGAGTGCTCCTGTTATTGAAAAAGCAATAATGGGGGGAACAATTGATAAGTTTGGGCCATGGAATGATGTTATACTTAAAGGTTTGGCTTCACAAGACATTAAATGGAACGAAGCTGCACAAAATATAGATTTATTAATGCAATCATTAAATCCACAAACAAGTATAAATGCACAAAGAACTGCACAAATGCAACAAGCAAGTTTACAAAATAGTGTAAACGGAATGGGTGGTGGTCAATCAGTAATAACTAATATGCCTGTATCAAATGTTAGTACAAATCAATCTAATACTACAGTTACATCAACACCATTAGTGCATCAAAGTCCTGTCCTTGCTGCGGTTAATAGTTCATATTAATATCAATTTATAACGGATAAAAAAAGAGGGAACCGAAGTTCCCTCTTTCCAGAGTACATCATGTGTACTCTTAACCGTCTGCGGCTAACTTCTGAAAATAATCAAGTGAATCATCATCTTCTTTATTCTCAGTAGGTTCTACTGGTTTAGTATCCACAACTGGCTCATTTTCTACAAGATTTGTTACATTCCCCACTCTCGTAGTTCCAGCAAGAACCATATCAAGACGAATCTTCAACTCATCATATGACTTGAAGTTAGTAGAAGCAGTAAACTCTGCAAGAGCATACTGTTGGTTCCATACTTCCTCAATAGCATCATCATTATCAAACACCGCAGATGGAGCTTCAAATTCTGACTTATCATAATTCCAATAACCATCTACCTTACGAATCTTCAACTTGAAGTTTGCACCCTTCCAGAAATCAAAGGGATTAACAGGAGTTTCATCCTCAAATGCAGGTTGCATTGCCTCCATGATCTTATCAAAGATTTTCTTACCATACCGAAACAGAAAAACCTTACCTTCTTTCTCAGGATGTTTAGAATCACTCACAACATAAATGTTGGAGAAGTATTGCAACTTACGCTTCTGTTTACGAGCAATCTCCTTATCAGATTCTACACCAGAATTCCAGAAGGAAGTATTCAGTTCTGATACAGGGTCTTTCTGACCAAGCGTGGTAAGAGAGTTCTCAATATACCACTGTCCAGTTGGGCCTTGAAATGCATGATTCCATACCTTTGCCCAAGGCAAATCCTCACCTTGAACCGCTGGAAGAAAACGAATGACTGCATAACCATTACCAGTTTTATCTAGCTCTGGCTTCCACAACCGTTCATCCACATAGGACTTCTTTTCTTGGGGGGCATTCTCTGCTTGGACTGCACCGAGCAGTTTGTCTAACGAATTAGACTTTCTAAGTGTATCTAACGACATATGTATCTCCTTATGTATCGTATGTTAATTTACTTAATATATACTGTTTTACCAGATAAGTCAAGTCTCTTTGACAAATCTGATACGATATAGGTCTTTGTCTTTCTCTACAAAATTGACTAGACCATTCCATGCAAGCCCAATTCTTTCTGATTCAACCTGACTTGCATCATGCCCGTGATACAAATACGAATTAAACACGAGCATTGTATCTTGTGTACAGGGAAATGCCAAAGTATTTGCAGTATTTGGATTACCCTTTTTATAATGTTCTGTTAGTGAGATAAATGGCCCCCATTCCATTTTTTGTTTTCTAAATTCTAATGGTGGATGTTCTTTTTCTGATTTTAAATACAATGTACCACTAATAATTGAATTAGAGTGATTATGTATTTTTTGATAACCACCAATACCACTTACGTTTAACCAACTCTCAGTGAAAAAGAATTCCTCATATTCCAGTTGCAAAACATTATCAAGAAAATCCTCAGCACATTCCTGTATCCAGCTCTTTATTTCTTCAAATTCTGGTTGCAGAAGAATGTTATTGAATTTCTCTGTTCTAAGCTTAGTCTGTCCACCAAATTGTTCAAATGTAAATTTAGATAAGTCTAAATTTTCCATAAAAGATTCGGGAGCAGCATATGGTTTCACCATACCAGTTGGAAATAATGGAACACCATTCATATTATTTTTAATCTCTCAGATAAATCATTTTTTGTTATGTACTCTAAATTTTCTATATCAGAAAATCCTTCATTATCATGATCTGTTAAATAAAATTTGATTTCAGAAAATTCTTTAAATATTGTCCTCATTTGATTATACCAGTTATCAGGATTAAACCCTTTGGTATCAACAGGTAAATAATTATCTGTACCTTTATATATATTGTTTAAAGGTTTATCATATGAACTAAGATCAAATCCCAAAACATAAACTTCTTGTGGATGTGTTTGACAAGCAAGATGTAAAGCCGTATTTCCTGCTGACCATCCTACAGGATAATCTATAGAAATAACAACATCATTACCATTAACATATGTTATCCAAACTCCAACATCCTTTTCCATCTTTAGTTTCAAATCAACCATATCAAGATGAGGATTCATCTCCATTGCAATTTTAATTTTTTCTTGCAATGTATTAGGGTCTTTACCCGATATAACACATTGACTTGTTCTATTTTTGCTTCTATGAATAAAAGTTTCTGGAATATCAAATCCCATAAACATCATATCTGCAACATCAGCTGGTAATGGACTCCAATTTGCAAAGTGTACATTATGTATACCATCAAATTCTGGATTTTCATCACACCAACCAGAGTCATATATCTCCTGTTGCATACCATAATCTACTGAAACAAGATTATGCACACAATGTTTACTGTCACGATAAATTGCATTACAACCCCATGTTATAACAGTATTGTCATATATATTTTGATGACATGGTTTGAACCATAATCGTGATTCACCATTACCAATAACAAGAGCTTTATGCATCTCGTAGAGCATGCCAGGAGGCAGGGAAGAGTTTTCTTGCAAATTTGTCAATACCCCATCCAACATTCTGTGTCTCCTTCTGTGAATCTGGTTTACATCGTAAATTACACACACGAGCAAACGCATATAAAGTACCACTCCAATACCATTCAGTATACAAGGATTGTGGTAAAACTATTCTAGCTTGTTCTGGGGATACACCCATTTTTAATAAATAATTATAAGTCCACTCAGCAGAATTTAGTACTTGCTGATACTCATTTATTAATGTTGGGCCTCTATCACCTGATGGATTGATATCAATAACTTCATTAGAAGAACCCTGTTTTGAATTTTTGGGCCTACCTCGCCATACCTCTGGTTCGTAAAACTCAACTCCTTCATCAACGTATCTTCTTGATAATTCATTCCATACTAAACCTACTTGATGTTTTACTAACTGTCTAGCAACAAACACTGGAGCCTTGATATGAAACTGCATAGATGCATGTCCGAAAGGACTCCAGTGATTGTGTTTTGCAAGATAGTTAATCAGTTTAATATCACTCTGCTCATCAAATTCCATATGCTTCTTTGCAAAGGATACACGAGCAGCATTTACCACTGACAAATCACTACCCATATGATCAATAAGTAATACTTCCATTATAACTACAATGACGGTAAACTACCGTTTTTAATTAGTTCTCCGTTGTGGACGATAACCCTTCGGCCAAGTAGGTGTTCTATTGGCAAGTTTTTTAACTCGTTCCATCAAATCAGAATTTAACTTCTGCAAATCTGCACAGTCAAACTCAAGTTCCTTCACTCGAGCATTGAGTGTTGAAACTTCATTTTCTAGAAATGCTTCATTTCTAGTATTCATAACTTAGACTCCTCTATAAGATTCAATAATAGTATTCTATACTTCTCAACAGGAATTGTCAAGAACCCTTTATAATTATTCATAAGTTTTTTTAAGTCTTCCCATATGAAATCTTCAACCATTTCTTTGTTCCAATTATCGACATAGGAAACTAATTCATTTAAGATGATAAGAGTTTCTAATGATATTCTTTGACCAAGGTATTCCTGTAATAATTTTGGATGGCCATTAGATTTAATTTTAAATAAAGGTTGAAACTCATTTACTAATGGATGCATTTCATCTGTAAAGATTGTATAAAAATTCTGTCTTCTGTGCAACCATTCTTTATATATCTTATCAGAAAATCGTGCAACATAACCAGCTGGTTCCTTAATAAAATTTGATACCAGATAGTTATGTACATCTTCATAATTGGAATATTTCTTAGATAGTCGAGCAAAGAAAAGTCTATCCTTACGTTTAAAAAAAGAATTTCTTTTGATACGAGTCTTACCTTCATACTTAAAATAGTTATAATCTGATTTGCTAAAGTGTGCTTTTAATGCACAATACTCCAAATAAACGTCAATTGGTTCCATGTATCTTAACTTTTTCTAAACAATCACCTTCACATGGGCCCCAAACACAAAACCCATCTTCAATTCTGAATTGGGCCCCATGTGTAGCACACTGAATAAGTTCATTATCAAATGTCAAAAACTTATCTGGCAACCAATTCAACGGCGTCCCTCTATGTGGACATCTATTTTCATAAGCATAAAATCCCTTCTTTGTTCTGACTACAAAAATAGAACGATTATCATAATCAAATTCCTTCGCACTATCTACTGGAATATTATTAAGGTTTAGTTTGAAAGAATTCATAGTTCATTAAATTGGTAGTTGTGCTTGTTTTGGAAGAAAATTTAAATCTCTAGCATTTGCTTCGATTTTTTGTTTAAGACCCTTTGAAATAAGATAACCAATTGTATCTGGTTCGATACCTTCTTGTTCACAATACCATAGAACTGCTTCCATGTGGGTTATCTTTTTTTCTTTTGCTATATTTTCTATAGCTATGGTAAAATTTTTGGGATTGTTTAACATCATAGATATCTCCTATTCATTATATAAATTGTGGGGTTAACCATGACCCCACACGCACTTATTAGGTAGTGACCCCAAATAAGTCCATTGGATTACAAGGTAGAACTTATACCCCGTGAGAACTTATGCTGCTAGAGCATAATCCTCAATTGCGAAATTATCATTCGCATTTACTCATTCAGACTATAAGGCGTCCAATCCACAGTTCTCCACTTCTCTATTCACCGTCAGTCGATCCTAATGTCGCCCCCGTCAAAAAGAGATTTGTAAGTCACCAACTAAAAGCATCAAAACACCAATTATTAGAATTATATCAACACAAATACTCCAAGCGATATATCCTTTAAACATCCATTTAGCTGCTTTCTTTACTACAGGGGTCTGGATCATCTGATTCCCCCAATAATATTATAT